TTGATGCCGATTCTGACCATTTTGCCACCTCCATAAAAATAGGGAGCCGAAGCTCCCCTGAATTAAGCTCGTTTTACTCTTAAGAAGCCGTTTTTCGCCGTCACGTTGCCGCCTGCGAAGATGGACCCGCGGTGAGCGATGTTGCCATTTTTGAATTGATAGTCCATGGAGCGCTCGACTGTGATAGGCGAGAAAACTGTCATGGTGTAGTTGGAAAGCGAACCGTAAGCCATGAGATATTGACCAGTTGTTGCGGTCGCAGTCGCCTTGCACTCACTGTTGATGATGTAAGGTACCCCGTCGATCGTGCCAGTGTTTCCGTTGTTGGTGACGTTGTAGATTTTCTCGCCGTCGTTTGTGCGGAGAGTCGCAAACTTTTTGAGATCGAGCTTGTTGAGGATAAGCACCGCAGTCCCCTCGACATCCTCAGTGCCACCGTAGGAGTAGATGATCTCATCAAGAGTCGTCTCGTCGATGTCAGTGACGGAGATGTCAGTTGCCGCGTCGATTGCTGTGGCGTTGGCCGAGAAAATCCCTGTGAATGTGTTAGTTGTTCCCGCGCCGATCAAGATCTGGCGAGTGATTCTCTTTCTAAGGGCGATTGTGATGCCATTTACGACTTCCGCGTCGTAGTTGGCTAGAGGTAACTTGATGACTTCCTCAGTGTCCTCTGCGTAGGCGGTGATTTTGGCTTTATTAATCGTCGCATAATTGAACGTAGGCTCAGCAGTCGTGTAGTTGGCTTCCTCAGCTGTGTAGCCGCCTTCGCCATAGCCTGTGATGTACGGCTGGCGGAAAGTTTCGCCACCAAGTAACACTCTCACGCCTACACGGTCAAGCAAAGTCGAAACTTCGTTGAAAGTAGGCTTCAGGTCTGGTGCGTCGTAGCGTGGCAGAATCACGTTGTTCGAGAGAGTCACCGAACGCTTTTCGATTAGCTCGCGTCCGCGTTGCTCAGAAGCTTTGCGAATTTCCATGTCTTTGTCCATAATGTCATCTCCTGGTTTGTCAATTTTGCGTGTTTCCACTTCTCCCGAAGCCACCGCGCTAATCAAAGCCGCACGCTTCTGGATTTTCTCCTCTTGAGCTTCAAGGTCGCGAAGCTCCACTTCAAGTGCAGTCAAATCCGCGTCGTCTTGCTCTAAAAGTGAGCGGATTTCTAGTTTTCTCGATTTGATTTGCTCGATCGTCATGTCGTACCTCCTAGAAATAAGTTTTCAAAAGCAACTTCCGTCGCAATTGGGCATCCTCCGATGCTTTGCGTTCCTTTTCGGCCTCCACCTCAAAGAAACTCCTTGCAGAAATAGAAGTGGTATCGTATGCGGGGGTTTCAACCGCCGCGACATCCCAAAGTTTTTTGATTCCCCTGATTTTGCGGGTGTGGGTTTGCTTGTCGTACCCGTCTTCCGCCACAGTAAAAGCAAAAGACATCTTGTCGATGTCTCCCCTTTTAATAAGTTCATATAAGTCCTTGCCTGCGGTCGTTTTGGCTAGATTCGCTTGGATAAATAACCCTTGGTCATCTGGCACGAGTCTCAAAGTCTTGCTTCTAGTCCTCGCCATGATCATGACGTGATCAGAGTGATTGTATTTAAACGGCACGTCTGTCAGATCAGCGTTGTCCAACGCTCCCCGCTCGATGACCTCCGAATATTGCACCCCGTCAATCTCATAAAGGACGGTGGGAGAGTCGAATTTCAGTGCGTACCCCTCCACAATCATCTGCTCATCCTCGATGTCAAGTGACCTGATCTCCATTGTTAGGCGTCGTTCCTTGTCCATTTGGCTCACCTCCTATAGTGGCTGTGTCTAGGCGTCTCACGGGTTGGTCTCCACCTTCCACGGGCGCCCAATTAAAGATTTCTCGCCATTCATTCGGTGTCATGGCTCCCCTGTCCACCATGGCTAAGAATTGAAGTTTGGTTTGGTTGCTTGCGTACTGTAATCTGTTGCCCTCGAAGATGATTTCGTTCCCGAAACCTTGTTCACGATTTGAGAAAAGTTGATTGGTGAAGGCTAAGCTCATCTGGATGGCTAAAGGCTCGATGACAGACTCATAAAAAGAGCCAAATTCCTCCTCCGAGAAATTTGACTTGACGATTTTTTCGTTTACTCCAAAGAATCGGTAGACTTTTGAGTCAATAAGCTCCATTTGCTTCGCGTCCACCATTTTCGGTTCGTTTTTGAGTTCCACATAGTCAGCCTTGTTGTCAATCGCCGCGATCCCGCCTTGATTGGTGACTGTTAGATAGTCCTCGACGAACTTATCCTTGGCCGCTTTCATATCTTCAGCCTTCAGGATGTTCGTGTATTTCAGTAAGCCCCTTAGAAACGCACTCTGCTTGACCGCGTTGATGATGCCCTCATTCGACGTCTGGATGAGTTCCAGCGTCGGAGTGATGGCCTTGTCGTTGGATGAGCCGAAAAGGTCATTGTCAAAGTAGAATCGCCTCAGATGGATGAGTTCCGTATAGGGTAGAACATACGTTTGACCCGAGTTAAATTGAAACTTGGCGATAATCTCGGGTTTGCCCGTCCTTGGCTCCAGGAACTCCACTTGTGAGTAGTCGATGGGATAAAAGGCCTTCGGGTTGCCCATCGGGTCGTAGTCGACGTACACGAAAGCGTTATTTTTGACCATGAGGAGGCTCACTAACTTGTAAAAAAAGTCATAAGCACTCATATAAGGGTTTGGAGACGTCTGCAAGAGCCTCACTGTCGTCGAGTTGACCGCCTGAATCTCCCCGTTCATCCTTCTGATGTGCTTGGGTCTCAGCTTGGCTGCGTGCCTCGCGATGGCATCCACGCAAGCCCTCACCACGTCGGAGTCGTAGGCGGAACCTGACCATGTGGAGAAGGTCGGCTGGTAGCCTTGGAGCATTTTGAGTTGGGTGAATGTGTTTTTTTGCGTTTGTTGCTTTTGGCCAAAGATGATTTGGTATAAGGACCTTTTCTCCAAGTCATCACCTCCTATATCAAAGCTTGATAGTCGCCCATTTTTTCAAACAGCACCACATAGGCGATAGTCAAAGAGACAGCCCCGTCGATTCTCTGCCTTTGGTTCTGTCCCTTGACTGGGCGGATATTGTCATTCTCGTCTCGTTTGACGGAGACGTTCGTAAGGTTCCATTTGAGTATCGGGTTGTTGTTGTAGTTTATCTTCTTGGCCATCAGGTCAGCTCCAAGCTCTTTCATCGGTTGGCTCATACTCTTGACCCCTTGCCTGACCTCCATCATGCTGAATCCCCGCGACTTCATTTCGTCCACCCAGTACGACGAGTTCCACGGGTCGTAACCGATGTAAAGAGGATGGATGTGGTAGTCGTTGAGCATCCTCAGGAACCAGTCCGTCACATCGCTATAGTTGACCTTGTTGCCTTGTGAAAGAGTCAGGAGACCCCTGTCACGCCATTTGTCGTAAGGGATTTTATCCTCGATGACCCTCTGCTCCAAGAGTTCGGAGGGAAGGAAATATTGCTGGATGACATATTTCTTCTCGTCGTTCGGCTTCATGACGATTAGACTGGCACACGTCAGATCTGTGGTCGCCGACAAGTCCACGCCCCCGATGGCGTAGGTGTTGCGTAGCTCCTCTATGTCAAAGGTCTCCTCGTTGTTGATGGCGTCGAAGGTTAACCATGTCCCTGCGACGGTGTCACGGACGTTGAAGTCCTTGGTCAGCACCGTGGGCAAAAAGTCAGGGTCATTCTTTGCCCTTTCCACATTGGCCGCAAGTTCCTCGTATGACTTAATCGTCCCGAGTCCCGGGTTGGCTTTCTCCCACATTCGAAAATCAGTCCACTCGGAGCGTTCATCGAGTTCGTAGATGAAACTCATAAACCGTTCATCCTCGATCGCACCGTCTAAGACTTTGCAGGCGTAGTCGTAAATGGAGTCAAAGATGCATTCGCGAACAAAGCCCGCCGTGGTGATCATGTCCAGTAAAGGTTGCTCCCTTGCTGACATGGCTTGCTTGACCACGTCGTAAAGGTTTCTATCCTTGATGGCATGTAGCTCGTCCATGATGCCGTTGTGGACATTTAGTCCGTCGAGGCTATTGGAGTCGCTCGCCAAGGGTTCAAACTTTGAAAAGGTCACTGGGAAGTAGATATCCGTCTTTCGCTTCTTGACGTGCTTGGAGAGTGCTGGCGACTGGCTGACCATGTTGACCGCTTCACTGAACACGATTCTGGCTTGGTCTTTTTTCGTGGCTATGGCATAGGCCTCGCTTCCACCCTCGCCGTCGCCAACCATCATGTAGAGACCCGTGGCGGCTTTTTCTGTCGATTTGCCATTCTTTCGGCCGACGAGAGTGAACACTTCCCTAGCCCGACGAAATCCAGTGTCCTTATGGACGAAACCGTAAACGGCTTGCATCTTGGCCTTTTGAAATAGTTCTAAGGTGACTCCCTTGCCAATCCACTTGCCTTTGGAGTGCTTGCAAAATCGCTCAATAAACTCAATGGGACGGTTGGCCTTGTCTATATCAAAAATCCACGGGTCACGTGGATGGTTGATTTCGTTTATGATCTTTTGGTATTGCTGTTTCAGCCTGCGACAGGCTTGAATCTCGCCTGATTCGATTTTCTGCCAGTATTCGATGATATGGTTCATTTGGCCCTTTTGACAAAGCCCATGAGTTCATCGGCTTCAACCTTGGCAGTCTCTTGAGGGAGCATGTCAAACAGCTGTCGGCAGATGGCTTGATAGTTTTTCACCGTTGCGTTGTAGATACGGGTCGCTGGTCGCTCGCGTTCATATTCGACATCCTTGGTCTGGGAGAACATTTCCATCGTGCCATTCTCGTTGATGTCCTTTTCCAGCTCCTCGAGATTGATACGCATGAAGGCCGCGCGTTGCATGAGTCCCTCGGCTGCTTTGAACTTATCTTTGGGGATGTCTTTCAAAAGTTTTTTAAGTTGGCTGAACTCTTGAGATATCCGCCAATCTTTGTTTTTCTCGCTCGATTCTCTCATAAGTTTTTCCTCCTTTGGGAAGGGGTCTAACAATTTTCTAATTCGGGGTATACGAAAG